ATTTTCCATTGTAAGAAGTTTGCAACCAAGTCCCCTCGAATCCACAATCGGCAAGATGTTTTTGCCCCATCGGTTCACTCTCAGGAAAATCTACTGTGCCTGTGTGATCTGCGTGATATTCCTCTTGGTAATCCCAGTGATCCTTACCAATGCAGGAACCGAGAACGCAATTAGACACCGCAATAACGGTGAACACTTTTCCATTGTCATCAATTTGTGCAAAATGAGCCATTTGTTTTACCCCTTATCCAAAAACCACGACTACATAACCGGAACCGCCAACCGCACCGTTGTATTGACTTGTGCTACTACCCGAAGCACCACCACCACCACCGCCGCCCGTGTTTGCGCTACCCGCGCCAGCAGTAACGCTACTAATCAATGCGCCATTGCCGCCGCCACCCGTACCGCCACTCGCGCTACTTGTTGTACCAGAAACTCCTTGACCCCCACCACCACCACCAGCGTAAGTTACCGCGGCACCAGTAATTGAGTTTGAAGTCCCGTTGCCGCCAGCACCGCCAGAGTACGGCGTTGTGTTTAACCCGCCCGATCCAATGGCGCTTGCACCGCCACCACCGCCGCCGCCGCCAACAGAAGCACCGCTACCGCCGCCGTTATTTCCTTGACCACCCGTTCCTACACCGATTCCGTTTCCGCCACCGCCACCCGACCCGCCAACCCCACCAATTAACGTGTATCCAGTTGTGAACAACATTCCACCCGCTCCACCGCCGATGGCGTAATAATTTCCAACAGCAGAGGCGTTTCCATTTGCGCCAGAAATTGCCTGTGTGGAACTGGAATAAAAACCATTAGTACCTCCCGCGCCAACCGTCACCGTATTTGAGCCAGCAGAAAGATATCCAGTAGTGCTATACAAAAACCCGCCAGCACCGCCACCGCCACCGCCGCTAGTACTATTCGATGTGCCAGCACCACCACCACCGCCACCACCAACAACAAGAATTTCGCAAGTGCCAGTCGCGCCCACGGTCACCGAACCTGAGCCCGTGAATTTAACAATTGTTTTTCCGGGTCGAGATGAAGTATCAACCGTGCCACCTGATTGCGAGGTATAAGTGGCTTTTGATACACCACTCGATCCAAATGGAAAACCTGTAAGTAATGGCATTTTTACGCCCCCTTTTAAGCGAACTTCGTAGCACCACCAGCGAGCACCGTATAAGTGCTAGCGGCGGTTTTGACAATAGTGAAAGAGTAAGAATCAATAGCCGAAGCGTTACCTGATGATGGAGCAGTTCCACCCACCCATTTCGGAGTCACGGAAGTTCCATCGATCTGGAACGCGCTTGCGTAGTACGCAGTCGTTCCGTTGGTATTGAGGAACACAACAGAAATTGCTTGACCTACTGCAAGCAAAGAGTTAAGAGTGGTCGTGGAGTTTCCGCGAAAGTTCAAAGTGAAGTTTGCCGAGGCGTTTGTGGTGTAATACAAAACTCCTTGCGTGATGCAATCGAAGTTGATCGTACCTGTTGCGGCGGTTGCCGACACAGTTGAGTTTTCGAGTGGACCAGTAAAGGAATCTGAAGCAAGAATTTTGTTTGTTAAAGTCGCTGAACCTGATGGAGTGACAAAGTTTGAACCAGCCGTAACACGCGCATCGGTAATGTTTGCGGTCACAATTGACGAGGTTCCAGCCGCTACTGCAACCTGAGCCAAAACAATAGAGTTTGCCGGGGTCGCTGGAGCTACGGGAGAAGCCGCTGGGGTTCCTGCAACCACGTTGATTGCTACTTGGTTTAGGGTTCCCGTATAAAAAGCATCCGATACCGTAATGCACACCAAGTCAATTCGAGGGTTGGAAGCGTTGGAAGTTGTAATTGCGGCGTTTACAGTAGCATCGTTATACGCGATGTAAGTACCCATATTTGTTTGGGTTGTTCCGACAATCGCCGCCCATCCCGAAGCCACGTTCACTGACATATTTGGGGTTCCGTTTTGAGCCACCGCAAGAGAAGTTGAACCGACAATGCCAGTGGTTGAAAAAAAAGCTTGAGTTGTTAAACGGTCATTTTCGGCAGGATGTGAGCCGTTTTGTAACCACGATGGCGGTGTGCGTAAAACCATTATTGATTCTCCTTATACATACGCGTTGTACCAAGTAACGGTTGCGGCGGTTGTACCTGCAAGTGTACCCGAACCCGTCAAATAGAACTGATTTGAACCCGGTGCCGCCCAAAACCAGTTTGATCCACCAGCCACCAAGTTACGCGCCGTATTGCCGTCGTAAGTAACAAGGCGTTGTCCCAAATCTACCAGAAGGCTGTCAGTATTTGTGTAGGTTCCTTGAATCGTGATGTAGTTTCCTTGAGTAGTGTTACCTACTGTGGGGTTTGTGATTGGTCCAGTTATCGTGATGATCGGGTAAGTATTTGCCCAACCAGAGTTTGTAATTGCGGTAGTCGAGGCACTTGAACCGCCGCCATACAGCAAAGGGTAAACGCGGTTGTAAGTACGACCCAACGGGTTGCTGACAACCATCGAAGCGGTTTGCTGAGTGTTGTCGTAGAACTTTGGATCAGGACAAAAGAATTGCCATTGGCTGGTGATGTAGCCGTAAGTGAAATTGGGGTCAACAATAGTTTTATTTGCGCGAACACGGGCATTTAGGAACTGAAGCCCTGAAGCCGCTGACAATTGGAACTGAAGTTGGTTGCTGGTTGAGAATGCGGTGTAATTTGTTACCGGCAACAAAGCCGCTTTTAACAAATTGTAATTGTATTGTGCCGTGTTTCCGTTTCCGGACAAAGTGACGATGGTGACAGTAACAGTACGACCGCCGTAGAAGTCACGACCGGAAAACATTCCGTCATTGAAACCTTGATTGTCGTCTTGCTTGCGAATATCCGGCAACCCCACCAAACCATCAATGCTTGTAATTTGATAGGGAGAACCAGCGCCGCCAAAAGCAAAGCCGTTATACGCCATCCCGTAATAGTTGAGTGAACTCACAGGCATTTTATAGACCCCCTACCGCAGTAAGCGTAGTGCCATAAAGGATTGCATTGGTTGTTGCGGTGGTAATGTCGGTTGTCGAAGTTGAACCATTGATATTGTTGGTCTGATTTACAACAATAGGCGATTGATTGTAATTTGTTCCTAATTGAGAGCTTGAGTTTGAGATTTGATTTTGAACGTATCCCGAAGGTGTTGAAGAAAACAAATTGGGGTTGGAAAGCGCAATACTGCTAACTCCCGAAGTTCCCAAATAAGCGTTTGCAGGTGAATTGCTCAACGCCAAGCTTGCAGATGCTCCACCGCTCACTCCCCCGATGCTTGCCATTAAAGCCGCAACCTGCTCTAATTCTGATTCGAGGTCTTTCAATTTAGCCATTGTTGAATCGTGCAAAGCAGTAGTGGCATCATCAAAATTGGTTTGAGCGGCGGTGAGCGAATCTTGAAGTGTCTTTTGAGCGGCAGTTAAAGAATCGTTCAGCGCGGTTTGAGCGGCTTGCTGAGCATCTTTCAATTTGGATGAAGCATCAGAAAGCGACTGATCCAAAGTGGCTTTTGCTTGTGCCAAAGCATCTTGTTGATTCTGAGTCGCAGTAGCGATAGCGGCGTTGTAAGTGCTTTGAGCTTGTGACAAAGTATTGTTAAAACTTGCTTGTTGTGAAGCAAGTGCGGCTTGTAAATCAGTTCCAACTTGGTTGTATTGAGCCTGAAGGGTTTGATCTGCCAACACGCCATTTTGATTGAGTGAATCGGCAAGTTGATTAAGCCCGGTGGATGAAACTGTTTGAACCTGATCGAATAAGTTTTGAATTTGAGTGGTAGTGCCGGGTTGAGCGTTAATAAGCGCTTGCGCCATCTGATCGCCCAAAAGTGGACCTTGTTCAACTACTTGCTGAATGAATTGTTGCGAGTAACCCAAGCCACCCAACTGAGCGGCATCAGCCGCCAATTTGTTCATTTGATTAAGTTGGGTTTGAAGCGAGCTGACTAACCCGGTTGCCGTTCCGGTTCCAAAGAATGAAGATGCCAAATCAACATTTGTTGCTTTAGCAAAGGCATCAGTTAATTCCGCTTCAGATTTTTGAACCAACGCAAGTTGTTTGTCAGCGGCATCTTGATTCAATTTTGCAATTGCATCATTGTTCGCAATAGTCGCTTTTTGAACTGTGTCGTTGTAAGTTTTAAGAGCGTTCAACGAATCAGTTTGAAAAGTTTGATCAATTTTTGCAACTGTGTCGTTGTAAGTCTGTTCTGCTTTTTCAACCGCCGTGTTGTAATCGTTTTGAGCGGTAAGCATCGCCTTGTTGTAAGTGTCGTAAGCCGCCGCAGATGCTTTTTGGTAAGTATTTTGAGCCGCTAATACCGCCGCATCTTTGGTTTGCTCGAGTTTAAGACTTTGAGCGTTGTACGATGCGATGGTGGTATTCATCTGAGAATAAATTGAATTGACTTTTTTAGAATCAGCATCCATTTCAGCAACTTGTTTTTTAAGCGCCGCCGCCGCTTCTTTCGCCGCTGTGTCAGCCGCGCTGGTTGCAGATTTGGAAGTATTGCCGCCGGGAACCTGTCCCACAACCCCAATGCTTCCGCCAGAACTGGTTTCACCGCCGGCAAGCGTGGTTTTCTTTCCGCCAAAAATATCCGGGAGCGATATTTTTTCATTTTTCAAACCATCGAGTTTGCTGGCAAGGTTAGCAACGCTATTACCGGCATCATCGAAAAATGTTGTAGTGTCTTTTGCCGCATTGTTAATCAAATCCAACGCATCTTTTGCGCCTTTACCGATTCCGGGAAGGAATGACAAGCCTTCGAGCAAAAGTTTAAGTGGACCAGTAACAATTTTTTCAAGTGCGGCAATTAAGCCACCCAAGCCGCGAATGAAAGCGCCGACACCCGTGAGAGCATCTTGCATACCGCGCACAACATAATCCCGGAATGTCTGACTATGGTTCCAAGCAACAACAAAACCTGCGGCGAGCGCCGCTATTCCTGCGGTAATAAGCGCAAGCGGTGAAGTGGCGAGATCAATTGCAAGCGCCAAACCTTTCATTGCAACGGTTTGCGCTTCAGTCGCTACAACAGCATCTAACTCGACCCCACCGAATAAATAAGTAGCGGTTGTCCATAAAGTTTGAGCGGCGGTTACTGCCGCAACGCCCAATTCGTAAGTCTTATACAAAGCAATTGCGCCGCCAATAATTCCCACCAAAACTTCAAAAGCGGCTGAATTGTCTTTTATTACATTTACAATTGGAGTGAGTGCATCTTTAATTAAATTGAGAACAACCTGCGCAAGATCAGTAAAAGCTTTGAGCAAATTGTTTAAGAATGGAAGCATATTTTGACCGACAGAAGTGGTGAAATCTTCTACGGAAGTGGTGATGTGTTTAATTCTTCCGGCAAAAGTGTCGGCATCCGAAGCCGCTTGACCGCCAATTTTTTGGTGCAATTCGTCAAAGGCTTTTGCAATAGCCTCATTTTTCGGCAAGTTGGTATCAAGAACAATTCCAAATTCTTTGAAAGCTTTTGAAGTGCCTGTTGTTCCTCTTGCCAAAGTCAAAGATGCTTGCGCAAGAGTTTCGTGCTTAACTGCCGCGTAATCGGCAAGCGTTCCCATAATTCGGGTTGATTCGCTTACGCTTCCTGTCGCTTGAACGAGGGTTTGGAAGGCTTTTTGAGCATCCGTCGTGGTGAAATTAAGCGAATTCATTGACTTGATCGTGTTGTTAATTTCAACGCGATTAGCCGCAGTATTTTGCTTGCTGTTGTTTAATGCCGTCGCTAAGGAATCGGTGCTTGCTTGCGCTTGCTCGACATTGCCGACAAGTTCCTTGAATCCTTTTTGCAGGTCATTTAAGCCGGTCATCAATAAATTGCCAGCGAAAACCCCTGACATAATTGTTTTGAAATTGCTTAATGCTCCTGAAGCGGTTTTGCTCGCATCCGTAATGGTCTGCAAACCGGCTTTGACATTGCTTGCGCCAGCCGATACTCCGTTTGAATCAATTGTGACTACGATGTTTAAGCCGGGAATGTCACCTGCCATGTGTTATCCCCTAATCGCTACGCTGATTGCACTAATTACATATTGCTCTGCTTTACCGGACAAAATTATCTCATCTCGGGCAGGACTCATGTATGGATAGGATACGCCACTTTTCCACATTGAGGAACCTTTTTCAAGCGCCAACGAGTATTCCGCGCCTGAATTGACTTCTGCTTCGTAAGTTCCAAATCCAATTCGTGTAGCCGGGAGCGCGGTGATGTTGTTGCGCAAGTTGCCCGTTACAGTATTGGGATATTTGCTATCAACGCGGGGTTTTCCCAACTGGTGTTTATTTTGCGACACATAATCAACCGCTTGATTTTTGATCGCCAGCGACACCATATTGACCGCTTGATTAAGTCCATAATCCAAACGCGCCATCAACGCATCAATCGCCGCTTCAACCTCGGAAATGTTGCTGCTAACTTCGTCTGTCATTTGCGCTCGCCATCTGCTTGATCTTTACGCGCTCGATTGTATCCCCAATTGCCAACAGCCAATCAGCTTTGTCGGCTGGCAAATCATCTACTTGATCCGGAGTCCACCCAAAGCGGTCAGCAAATTTAAAGTAATACCATTCCTCGTCAGGGTAGGTGAATGCTTCGTGTCGTGAGCCGCCTTCGAGTAGCCATTCTAATCTTTTGAGTTGTGTAAAGGGCTATCAGCATCCTTGGCGTTTTCTTCGGTATCAGCGAGCTTGGGAAACAAATATGAACTGAATTCTGATGTTTCAGCAACAAGAGTGTCGTAATCAAGCGGCACTAATTCATCCAAAGAACTTGGCATTACTGAAGGAATAATCAACTCATACGACCATTCCTCAATCATCAACGCAATGAGAGCATCCCCGAGTGCTGTGGCTTTGGAGATTTCGCCTGATTCGGACTCGCTGGCTTTGATGATCTTTTTGCGGTCTTTAATTTTCAAAGTAGCAGGGTCACGAAAAGTGACTGTTGCGCCGGATGGAAGTTTGATTGTTTTCTTTGACATTATTGCCCTTTCGTTGTCGTTGCCTGTATCTTACTCAGAATAGGCAAAAGGCGCACATAGAGTTAAGTGGGCAAAAACTCTATGGCGCCTTTTGGATCTAGGGTTTAACAGAAGGTGGTTGAAACCGCGTTTGCGATAGTCCATTTGATCGGTGCGTAACCGGATGAGGTTGCCGCATCGGTAATGTTACCTTGTCCGTTAAATGTGACTTCGATTTCAACGAAGTCTTTTGAGCGCCCGATAACTGCGGCGGTATAAGCGCCTTTTGTTAATTGAGCGGAAATGATTGTTTGGGTTGAACCTGTGCCTTGAGTCCAGTTGAAAACAAGAGCAGGTTGAGTGTTGGTCAAGAAGTTGGTGAGTTGAGTATCTGCTTCCATTGTGAAAGTGACTTTACCGCTAACATCCAACGCTCCAAGGAACACCTGATAAGGATTTTGAGTGTTGGCAATTCCCCATACTGGTGTCACAGGTCGCTTTATATCGATTTGACCTGTCATTGCGTTGGTGACCTGAGTTCCAGCAACCGATACCGTACCTGTCCAAACAGGGGTAGGCAAAACAGTTGTGAAGCTTGGAGTGGGGGTTGAAGCGGTTGCAGACAACCATCCCGTTGCTTTCGCATCGTACTGAAGCATTCCGTCAGCATTGAATTTCAAAGAAAAGTCAGAGAACTGTATACCTGCATAGGCGCGAACGTTTGCTGAGTAAAAGTCGGTAATGGTGTAAGAAATGGGTTGAATATCAGCCGCAGTTGAAGCGGAGTATTTAAGAGTGAGTGCGTGAGAATAAGGTGATGAACCGGTGATTGTGTCGGTTCCCATAATTCCAGCGATAGCCCAACCGATTGTGTCGGCAAAAGCATCTCCGGAGAAGTCAAAAGTAGAATTACCTCGACCTTGAATGTAGTTGTAGGTTTCTACTGCTGAGCCACGAAGTCCCTTGTCTAGCAAAATTCCGTATTTATCTTCAGGCTTAACTGAGTTAGCAAGTACCGGGATGAACGCTGTCGGGGTGACAGGTGTTCCTTTTGTTGTTTCTTTAGCGATACCTATATACGAACGATGTGTATTTTGTAAAGCCATTTACTCACGCTCCTTGCGTTGTGTCAGACGAGGCTGACGATGGTGTTGGGACTGGTGTTGTTTTCTTTGAAGAAGCGAGAGTTAAATTTGATGCAACAATTCCATCCGGTGCATCAAATGTATCTCCGGGTTTTACCATGACACCAAGCGACGGGAAAATTGTTTCTTGATCTCCGGTGAATTGGTATGTTGCCATTGTTTTCTCCTATGCTTGGATCATCTGTGTAACAGTGAAACGAATCTCTGCCCAAATCTCCGTTGCACCATTTTGCGACTGGGAAGGTTCCCCGTAGAAAGTATCCAACGAAGGTTCCGCGCCCTGCCACACCAAAGTACCCGTTGTATCGCCAAAATTGTGATCTGCTCGCAACGTGTTTTTGATGTTGTCGATAAGTGTATCAAAATCAGCCATCGCATTTTCGGCATCATTTTGAACTGAGTGGGTAAAAATTTGAAGGCTCACCGTAAAATCAACTCGCTTCCAGCCTGAGTGCGCTCCACCAATAGCAATACGGGAATCGCGTTCACCGGCAATGTGAATGACGGCGGCGGCTCGAGTAAGTTGCCCGGCGGTTGCATTGACTTGAAAATTGATGCGCTTTGGGAAAGCCGTGAAGATTTGATTTAACCCGGAGATATTTGCGCCAGTAAGGTAAGAATAAAGCTGCGAGCGTACTTGTACGCGACCTACGTTCGACATTAGCGCATACGCCTAAATGGGCTGAGGAGTTCTTTGGCTAGTGCCATGTCGCTACCGATAAGCTTCTTTGTGTCGGGTCCACCAGTTGCGCGAGTCGTGATCGACATTGTGAGCGAGTTATCGCCACGTACCTTCAAGAACTCATTGACCATCAGGATTGCGGCTTCCTTGATTGCGCCCGGCATTGTTCCAATTGCCACGCCTGAAGCGTGAGTAAACTTGAGTGCAGAAGTCAGAGGAACAGTTGTTGATCCAAAAACATAGGTGGATGCGACTGTAACTGTTTCAGAATTCACGCCATCCCAAATTGTCAGGTACGAACCAGCGACCAACCCGGTTGGGTCGATCATTGTTAAAGTGGTTTGCCCGGCGGTTGCAGAGGAAATCAAACCATTACAAAACCCAGCAACATAAATGTAATTTGCGTAGATGCGCGAACGGGTTGAAGGTGGAAAGCCAAAGGAAAGTGGACCAACAGAAGAATAGGTTGTCCCCAGTTCACTCAACGGATAAATAAATTGCGCTTTTTCAAACCAAATCTGCGTTAAACCTGCGGATGTTACCGCCGTCATATTGGTGGGAGTGACTCCGTAGTTTAGGCTGGTGACCGCTACCAAGTTGTTGTATTCGGGTGAAATGATCAAATACCCTTCAGGCGTGATTCGTGTTCGCTGTTGCTCGACGAAGTTTTGAGCGATGAGGGGTTGGTTACAAAAAATGTCGATCCACGACGAAGCTCGAGCGATGTTATTAGTGAGTTCAGCATCCTGTTGCGCTGAAGTTCCCCCCACCACGAGGTTGTCGTAATCAATTGCGGTTGGAGCGTTTTTGTATTCCGCAAGAGTCAAGTAATTGCCTGATTGAAACGGCGTGATTGGCGAAATACCGACTGTTGCTGTCATTGTTTAATTCCCGTCTGTTGGAACGCCTGATGAATTGTCGTGTCCGCAACGCCCACATTTCGCAAACCAAGATCCAAAACCACATTCTACGCAATTAAAGCCGCGCATGGTGTCGCCTTTGGAATGGCGCGATAAATTTTCTTCGGTAAATCCTTCTGCTTTAAGTGCGGCAATGTCGCTGGGTTTTGAAGCTTCGTAAAAACCCGATCTGTCTGCCCGGAGTGTCCGTGTTCCGCTTTGAGTTTTAATATCCACCGCTTTGAGATAGCCGGATGGTCCAACTAATCGTGCCATTCTCCCACCTTTCTAAGAAAAGAGGCAGGGAGCCTTTCGACTCCCCACCCCGTTATTCAGTTGGTTATGCTGCTGTGATTCCTGAAACAAGTCCGTTCCAGAGTGGAGCCGCACAGAAGAATGTTCCGCGGAAGTAAGTTGAAAACTCATACG